CTATAACGCCGAGCGGGACCACGAAATTGCAAATTTGCCCGTGGCCCGCTCGGCCACCGCTCCGTCTTGGGCCGCCCTAGCCGCCGCCTTCTTTGCGGGCGTTCTCGTGGTCGCGGGGGTGCTGCGTTATGTCTAGCGTTCTCGTCAATTTTGAGGGTGGCCCGCTTGCCGACACCTGTCGCCGCGTGCCGTTTTACCGCGCGCTTAACGGGCCGCCCGTTCGGTTCCGCGCGTATGGCTGGCTTTACCGGTTCAAACGAACGGGCGGCCCTGCGCGGATTGATTGGGCTGGCGGGTATTATGAGGCGGTACGCCATGCGTGAAAGTGGCAATCAGACGCTTATCCGCGACCACTATAGCGCCCTTGGTTGGCGACTCTGGCGGAATAACGTCGGCGCGCTCGTCGACAATAACGGCCGGCCGGTGCGCTTCGGGCTAGCAAACGACACCAAAGCCCTTAACGAGACGCTAAAATCCGGCGACCTTATCGGCTGGCGGCCTTTGCTCGTCACGCCCGATATGCTCGGGGATTGCATCGCGCAATTCGTCTCGATCGAATGCAAGCCTGACGGTTGGGCCTATCGACCGGCGGAACCCCGCGCCGTCGCGCAAAACCGGTGGGGCTCTATGATACGGCGTGAAGGGGGGTACGCGGGCTTTATGATCGACCCGGACGAGGGGGTATTTTATCCCCCCGGCGGGAATTAGCCAAGGACCGCGCGAAAGACCGAACAGTTGACCGCAAAGACAATAGCAGCTAAAGGGGCGCTGCGCTCCATGCGTAACCCTCCTGCCCTCCACCTTTGCGGCCCTAGGTTTCATTCCGAGCCTAGGGCCTTTTTTATGCTGCGGTATAAAGCACAGCCTCGGCCGCCCGGCGGCGCGTTAGGCCTGGCATGACTTTGCCCGCCGCTTTGTTCCATCGGCTAAACTCTGCCGCCGCGCCTTTCAAGTCGCCCGCCAAGTGTTTATGCAAGAGCGTGCTTCCTTCAAAATTTCCAAGCCCAATGTTATAAGCCAAGGCGACCAGCGCGTCGAACTGGTTTTGCGTGGTAACCGCGCCAACCAGCAATCGGTTAACCCCCGAAGCGCACCGGGATATGCCCGCATCGAACGCCGCTTCACATTGCACGACCGACCAGATTGTGCCGGGGCCAATATTTTGGCCGGTCGTGCCGTGGCCGATAGTCCAGGGGGCGCCGCCGGTCGCGGGGTCGGGGTAGGCCTGCACTCGGCCGTCGGGTAGCGACCGCCCAAACCCCTCAAACTCGGCGATAAGAGCTTTTGCGCGCGGAGAAGCGTTTAGCGTCATAGTTGACAATCCCGTCAATAGGTCGTAACCAAAGGCCAACGTATATAAGGGAGCCTAGCCCGTGTCGACCATGACGCCGGAACACGAAATTGACGAACGAAACGCCGCGCGCGACCTTCGCGTGCTTAACGCCGCGCGGCGGGTGATTGAAACTAACGGCCTTTCGGCATTGACGCGGGAAGCTTTGGCAGACGAAGCGCGCGTTAGCGCGGCCAGCGTTTCCAATTTTGGCCGAACCCGGATCACCAACGGCGAACACGACCGCGAAGGGTATCGACCGCGAATTCTGCGGGCCTTGATGGACGCCGCCCTTGAATCCAGCGATTTGCCTATGTTGCGGGTCGGTATTGCCGACGGTTGCCTGCGGCTTGAGGATTTGCCGGTGCATTTACGGCTGGCCTTAAAAGCCTAAACGGGCGGCACGTCGACCCGACTCGAGAACGTGCCGCCCTTCCGACGCGACGAGGCCGAAAGACAAAGCCGCGCGCCAGATTTGCCGACGGTACAGAATACCGCGGCCGAATACAACCCGAGGGATTCTAAGCATGGCCAAGATTGTCCAGACGTGTGGCAACTGCAAATTTTGGGGGTTGCCCGGAACCTCACGCGCTATGACCACTTCGAGCGTTTGCCGCCGCTACCCGCCTACGCATGAGTGGCCGCCTCGCACGCTTCGAACTGATTGGTGCGGCGACTGGTATTTGCTGACGACCGCGCAGGCTGCAGTATAATGGCCGATTGGTCGTTCTTTGACCGCGGGTTTTCCCTTTTCCCGCTCCTGCCCCGCACAAAGCACCCCGCCCTAGATTGGGAATCCTACCAGGCCACACGCGCCGACGCGCCGCTCGTAGCTCTTTGGGCTTCGCGCGACTGGAACACCGGCATTGCGACCGGCGCCGTTTCGGGCTGCATTGTGCTGGACTGCGACAACGCCTTGGCGCGTGTGGCGGCTGAAACTTTTGGACTTCCCGATACGCTGACCGTAGCTACGCCGCGGGGAACGCATTTTTATTTTCAACACCCCGGCTGGCAAGTGCGCAACCGTGCGGGCCGCACATGGACCAAAGACCTCGACGGCGTCGGGCTAGACGGCTGGGATATGCGCGGCGATGGGGGCTTTGTCGTTGGGCCAGGCAGCTTTTACCAACCGACGCCCGCCGAGCTGGCCGCGGGCAAGCTGGCGGGCCATTACGTTATCGAGCGGGACGCGCCTCTAGCTCCCGCGCCCGATTGGCTTTTGGGGCTCGTTTACCCCAAGGACGTTAAACCCGCGGCGCCGGCTCGAACGACCGTCGAGACAAGCAATTACGGCCGCGCGGCTCTTAACGCCGAAATTCTCATTTTGACTGGTACGGCGGCGGGCGGCATTAACAACCAAGTCAACCTATCCGCTTTTGCGGTCGGCCAGCTTGTCGCGGGCGGGGAAGTAGCCAGCGAGGAAGGTTGGGGCGCCCTGCTAGAGGCCATGGCCGTTCTTGGCGTGGCGGACGAGGGGAAAGCGGTCGGCACGCTTGAGCGCGGTTGGTTGGCGGGCATGGAAAACCCCCGCGCCGCCGAGATGCTCGACGCTGCTCAAATTTTAGGCACGCGGGGGTCTATAGCACCCCCGCCGCACCTAGATAACCCCCCGGCTGAAAATGGCGAAAAACTGGGGCCTTGCGAAGACTTACCCCCCGCCGCCGCCCAGCCGTCGGAACCGGTTAAAGCCCTTCAACGCGGGCAAACTGTATGGGCCGACCAAATGCCCCAACTGTTTGCCAATTGCTATTTCGTGCAGTCGGTCGACCGCATTTTCGTTCGTGGCATGGGGCTTTTGACGCCGACCAGCTTCGACACGGTCTTTGGTGGTTTCCAATACCCGACCGACGCCCAAGGCACCAAGACCACCCGGTCGGCGTGGGAGGCGTTTCGCACGTCGCCAGGGTGGAAATGCCCTATTGTTTTTGACACGTGTTTCCGGCCCGAACTAGAGCCGGGCGCGATTGTCGATATCGAAGGCCTGCCTTTCCTTAACACCTACGAGCCTATCGTTACCCCGCGGCGCGCGGGCGACCCCGCGCCGTTCTTGCGTCACGTGCGCACGCTGCTACCTAACGGACAAGACGCCAACTTACTCCTTCATTGGATGGCCAGCGCTGTGCAAAATGTTGGGCGCAAGTTTTTCTGGTGGCCGGTCGTCCAAGGTACGAAAGGCAATGGCAAGTCGCTGCTGCTGCGCGTTATGACCCACGCCATGGGCGAGCGCTACACGCATTTGGTACGGGCCGACTCGGTGATTAAGACCGGCAACCAGTTTAACGATTGGGTCGTCGGGAAGCTATTCCTCGGCTTTGAAGAAATCCGCTCGAGCGAAGGGCGCCGCGATTTTGTCGAAATGATGAAAGACACTGTTACCGACATGCGAACGTCGGTCGAAGCCAAGGGCCGCGGCCAGCGCACAGCGGACAACCGCGCCAACGGCATGATGCTGTCAAACTGGAAAGACGCCTGCCCCGTCGACGACGACGAACGACGGTGGGGCATTTTCTTCACCGCCCAACAATGTGCCGAAGACCTCGAACGAGACGGTATGACGGGCCGCTACTTCCCCGACCTCTATGTTTGGCTGCGCTCGGGCGGGTATGAGATTGTCACGAATTACTTGGCAACCATGCCCCTGCAGGCCGCTTTAGACCCCGCCCAAGATTTGCACCGTGCGCCGTTCACGTCGTCGACCCAAGAGGCCATTACCGAATCGCTCGGTTTGGTTGAACAGGAGATTGCAGACGCCGTAGAAGCCGAGGCCGTGGGGTTCAGGGGCGGCGTGGCCACCTCGATCGCCCTGCGCGGCTTGCTGGACCGCCTGCGCAAACATATCGCCCCTAAGCGCTACCGCTCAATTATGGCGTCGGTCGGGTTTGTGGTTCACCCCGCTTTAAGCGTCTGTCGGGGGCGGCCCAATAACCGCCTGACGGACGGCACGCGCCCGGTTTTGTATTTTGAAAAAAACCACCCGGCTTTGAATTTGTCCGAGCCTTCGGAAATTGCACGGGCGGCTGAATTGGCCTTGTCGGGCGGCACGATACGCGAAGGGGCGTCTAACGTGGTCGCGTTCCGCCCGCCCCCTCCTGCAGCCACGATGTCTTAAAGCCCGTGGCTGCGCAACCATTCGCCCAGTTGCGCTACCTCGACCCGAAAAAACTGCAGCCCGTTGACTTGGGGGTAGCGGCCCGAAATTGAGTTGCAAACCGCACTCGGGCTAACACCAAAGGCATTGGCCGCGCCCCGCACATTTGAGTACGTGGCACCCGTAGGCAGAACGGCTATAGTCGTACCCAGGTCGGGGTCGCGGGCCACTTGCCATCCGTCGACGACGCAATCAAACCATTCAATAGGAACCGACGCCTCGTAAGGGCCGTTGGCCATAGGCCGGTACTTTTTGATTTGCTCGTACTCGACGCGACGCGCCTCGGCTCGGCTACCAAACCTCCCAAAAATAAAAACAGAAACCGGGTGGCCGCCGACGTAAATGTTCCACTTTTCGTTACGGCGGGAATTTCCCGCGTCAAAAGCCCGCGATAAAATCCCGCTGCCAATATAAAAAAGTTTACCGTTTGCAAAATGGCCATAAACCGCAAATTCCGAAGCAGGATCAATAACGTCTGGCAAATACATTTTTCCGCCTTTCTTTAAATTGCCACGCCACGTTAAAAGTTTTTTCGGCGCCGTCAATGCTAAAAGTTTTGCAGAAACGGCTGTACCCTCGATAGGGGAAGATTGGGGGTAGCGTTTGAGGGTACGATTTTTTCCAACAATTTGAAAGGTTTAGCGAACAAAAATTGAGCTTTACCCTCATAAACTCGTTACCCTCATAGAAAGTCAGGTTGCGCCCAGCATAGGGGGCGGCACAATGCGTTTTGAGGTTTTGCCCACGTGGCCCATAAATGTTTTGCCCAGCCCAACCCGTACGCGTGTCAATGTTGGGTTTTATGTGGGTATTGAGGGTGTTGAGGGTATTATATTCTAATAGTGTGATTTTATTAGAGAATTTTTTACCCTCAAACCGAAAGGCTATATGGGTAATTTGGAGAAATTGAGGGTAACGGCAGATTTTGGCCGTTTCGGGTAAAACCGGCAATTTTGGTAGGCGGCAAGAGCGGGCAATGTTTGGGGGCTGGTTCGGTAAGCGGAGAAGGTTCGCGCGTAATGGGGTAAGCGCCCGTACGGGGCGGCTAAAGCCTTGCAGGCGGCCAGCACCGGCGGTATATACGCGGCATGACTGACCAGCCTGACAAACCGGACTATGGCGACACGATAGAGGCGCATTTGATTTGCGATATAGTGGCGGCCGGGGACACGCTAATCGACGCCCTGCGGGCTTTGGGGCTGGCGTACAGCACGACTTACAAACGGATTCACGCTAACCCGAAATTCCGAGATATGCTCGAGCAAGCGCGGCAAGACGGGTACGAGGTGATAGCCAATAGTTGCTTGGCGCTGACGAACGAATGTGTCGAAATTGCCGATGACAAAACGAACGATTTTGTCGAAAAGAAATTGGCGGATGGCAGTACGGTCGAAGGGCTCGACCGCGAACACGTGCAACGCTCAAAGCTGCGGGTCGACACGCGGTTGAAGGTGGCCGAAGGCCGCCTCAAATTGCTGGCTAAATGGCACCCACGCAAATACGGCGAAAAGCTGCATGTCGAATCAACAAACACCAACGCCGAAATTCCCATGTCCGACGACCCGATTGAAGCGGCACGGGCTTACGAAAAAATGATGAAAGGAGATTGACGGCGCCGTCAATAGGTCTTAGGCTCCTGTCATTCTAAGGAGTTACTACCATGGATAGAGACGAAGGAATTAAGGTTTTCAAGGGGCTTTGCCTCGCCCTGCCGTTTGTTTGGGTTAGCGGGATTGTCATCGCGGCGGTTGTGCGCTTTTGGCATTTGCTATGAACTGCCAATCCCAAGAGGCGTTTAACCGCCAGCGCGCGCGGGCCCGCAATAAGCCGCCGCGCGTCGTTCACCGTACGCGCCGCGAGAACGACGAAATTGCTTGCTCGTGCGGCGCGCGCTGGCCCGTAGGAGAGGACCACCCATGACCCCGCTTGAGCAAGCTGTCGAGCATATGGAAGCCGAGTATGCGGCGGCCAGCCCGAAAGCCGACCTGTGGCGCGCGGTTCTTGACGCGTTAGACGACGGCCAAGCGTGCCGTGAACGGTACGAGATGGTAACCGAAGCGATTGAATATGGGCGGGCCATTAACCAACCTGGCTACGAAGTTATTGACCAAGCCATTCAAGCGGGAGCGGATTGGGCGTGCGTCGTGGTTCGCCTAGAAAACGCCGGGATTATAGAAAACGGCGCGTCGGCCGATCAAGTCTTGGCGGCCTTGTCGCTTTTCCTGCCCGACTAAAACTTGCGTCGGGCAGCGCGGCGGGGTAAGTTGCGGGCCTACCGCTAGGAAACGCCCCGTATGACCGCCGCTAACCTCGTCGACCTCGTAAAAGTTAACGTTTTGTCGGCGGGGTCTGGCTCGTTTGTTTTAGGCTCGGCGGTCTACGGGTTCCGTGGAACCGAAGCCTTGGCCGACGGGTCGCTTTACTCATACTCGATCCAAAAGAACGGCGATTATGAAGTGGGTTTCGGGCTTTGGGTCGCGGCGTCGGCCACTTTAACCCGAAGCCCGACCGCCTCGTCAAATGGGAATGCGCCGGTCGCTTTCTCTGGCGCCTTCGAGCTATCGTTCGTAGCGCGCGCCGCCGACTTGGTCGGCCGTGGAAGTTCTTCGCCAGTTACAGTTTCCTACGAAATGAACGACGCTTCGTTCGATATGGCGGGCGACTTTGGAAGCCTAATAACCGTCACGTGTACGCAGGCGCTAACGGCAAACCGAACTCTCGGCCTGTCGTGTTGGGCCTCTTTGGCCCAAGCGAACAATTTGCCTTTGCGGCAAACTAACGACCTAATTTCGGTCCGCCGGGTCGACGCGGGGCCTTTTTGGTTGGCTATCGCGTTGGTCAATTGGTCGACCACCGATAATGCTTGGTCTTACGTGCCTATTTGGGGGTTCCACCCGGGTATGGCGTGCGGGCTAACCTCGGGCTCGGCTCACGTCAGCACCGCCGACACGACGGGGATGGTTATCGGCACGTCCATTGAAGGGCCGTACGTGCCCGCGGGCGCGGTCGTTCAATCAATCGACAATAAAACCTCGTTTACTATGGCGTACGCCGACCACCGGCCAGCGCTGGCAGCTGCTACCGGAAGTCAAACGTTATCGTTCGGGGGGTCGCTGGCGAATTTTAAATGGACGGGGAACGGCTGGAATACTAACCCCGGCACGCTGGAACAGCTCATTGCGGGGCAAACAAATTACACGCAAACCGGCCGCATGAACGGTGCGCCATATACGGCCTTTTGGTCGCAATGGAATGTGGGGTCTTTGGAACCTGGCGATTCGACCACAAACAGCATTGTCGCGTATCCAGCCATGTTCCCAAATGCGACGATTCTTAATTGGAATTGGCCAAACTATGCGCCCAGCGGCGTTTGGGGGTATGGTTTTGTGAGTTACGGGGATTACGCGGGCGGCCCTACCCCGCCGCTGGGGTTTTCGTCTACCGGGCCGAAACCAATCCAGCACAAAGACACGGCGTTTTTTGAAGCCCCCTACGCCTACCACGTGCGTTGGCAGTCGGACGGGGCGGATTGGGATTTGCTAACCGAGTATTGGCTCTATGCCACCGACGCCCCTTCGCGGGGTAACACGACGTTGGTCGAAGTGGCTTGGACGCCCCGCGCTGCGCATTACGGCACAATAATGTACCCGCAATATGAAGCTAACTTTCTAGGCGTCTGGACTGATAAGTTCGGGGTCGCGTGGAACGTTAACGGCAAGCGCGGGAAAGAAATCGTGTTTAGCCCGGCCAACGGGTCGGAAATCACCGGGGGTACAATCGACTACCGGGGCGGCGCGGCCTACTTGATTTCCCAAGGGCAGGTCGACGGAACCGAGTGGAACCACGGCGCGGCGTTTGGGATGGAACCTATTGTGGGTTCGGGGTCGCTACAAATAGACCGCTGGGAACCCGTGCTAGGCGGCGGCAAGGTGACGTTGACACCGGGCACACCCCCAGCTCCTTCGCTTCTTAGCGGCAACAATCTGAGTTTGACGCTCGGGTACACCGTACCGTCGAACGCCGTGGGTTGCGTCTACACGACGGACGGGGGCGCTACCTTTTCGGGGTGGGGGGCGACAACTCACACCACGAGGCGCTTGCGGCCGGGTACAACGTATAACGTGGGCGTCGCGGGCTATAACGACGGCTTGCGTGGCGGGGCCTCCCCAACGGTAAGTATGGCCACCACCTTTGCCGAGGTGGACTTTTCGAGCTCCAGCCTTTGGGAATCGACCCTAATTAACGACGCGACGAGCCTACAGCACGTAACGGTTACGCCTGCTACCTACACCCTGCCCGGTGGGTCCACTCCTAAAGGGGCTTTGGTGCAAGACGTTTCAGGCGCTTCGCCAGTCACTTGCCGGCTTAAATGGTCGGCGGTTCTTCCCTCGTTGCTTCCGGGAACGTACGGCCTTTCGGTGTACTATAACAATATCGGCGACAACCTAAATTTTGCGTTGTCGATATTTTTCTCGCCCTCTAGGTATCTCGGGTTTAACGTTGAAGACAACGCCCTTGCCTATTTTGGCGTGCCCGGGCTTACTGATGGGTTTTACGGCGGCAGCTTCTCTACGTCCGAAGACGTGTTTAAGGGCGTCACTTTTGACGGTTGCCAAGGCGATTGGTGGCGGGTCACGGGCCTATGGGATATAATCGACCCTGTGGCGGCCGGTGGCGAGGCCAATATTACCTTGCTTTACCGCGACCCCGTTTCGGGTAAGCAGTACGAAACGCCCTATACGCCTAATGGTTCGGGGGAACTTGGGTTTTCTCGCTTCGCGTTGCAGGCTGTTGATTTTTCAACGGCCAATTCCGCGTATTACGGGGCTAATCTTGCCGCCCCGATAGTTTGGACGCCCGACCATTCGACGGCAACCAGCGTGACGGCTTGGGATGGCGTGGGCCTCGCGACAAAGTACCTAGAGCAAACCGGAAGCGCGGTGACTACGGGGGTAAATAGCAACGGCAATACCGTTACGGTCGACACGGCGGCCCATGAATACATCGCGTGCTTTGACGTGGAGCCCTTAGGGCGGGACTTCCTCACCTTGGTTTTTGACAACACCGGTTTTACGCAGAACCTTAGCGTTACCTTTCAACTGTCGACACGACAAGCGACGGCCGTTTCGACGGGCGGCGGGGGCATGACGTGCGCTCAATGTGGCGTCGTTCTGCTGGCCCCGGGCCGCTATCGCGTATGGGCTCGGGTTCACAAGCCCGCTGCCGTTACGACGTTGTTTTTCGCGTTGTACGGTTCCGGCACGAGTTCGACCGTTCACACCGGGGACGCCACAAAAGGGTTTGTCCTGCAACCCAACTCGCGTATTTGCCAAGTGCTATAGCCCCTCCCCCCAGCGGGTTGCCTGCAACGACCCCAGCTGTTAGGCCTAAGAGGCTAGTAAATCTCACAAAGCGAAGGGGCGTACTAAATGGCCGATTCCATAAACGCCAACATTTTGATCCCAGACGCGACTTGGGTTGATCTAACGGCTACGTACGGCACGCTGGCGAACGCTCAGTCGTGGGTGCAAAATCGAGGCGCTAACCGCGTCGTGCTGGCCTACTCGTCGTCCGGCAGCGCTCCGACGGCAGGCGGCTATGCGCTCGACCCCGGCGGCACGTTTGGCGGGAACGCCGCGCATATTTGGGCCAGCGCGCCCGCCGGGCCCGCCACCCTATCGGCTGGCATTGTTTAAGGAGCAACGCAATGCAAGGGACCGATGGATACGCGCAGATTTTGGCAGCCGCGGCTTTGGGGCGCGTTGCCCCGGCCGCCAACACTGTCGCAGTTGTTGCCGATAGCTATGGTTGGTACGCGTCACCGCAAACTGCAAATTTCTCCATTACCAGCACTACGGCGGGTCAAACGTCAATCACGGTGTCTCAAGCCTCGCAAACGGGCTACCTCGCCGTGGGCGACCGTATTCTGCTAGTGAACAACGCCGCCAACCCAACTATGAGCGAAACAGTGATTGTTGGCGACACTTGGGGCGGCCCGGGCAGCACCAGTGTACCCCTTACGTCCGCAGTCCAGAACAGCGGCCTGGTTGTGGGTATAGTCTATGCAGCGCGGTTGCCTTCCGTGAACTCGTGGTTTTCGATTGCGATGGCCCGCCTTGGGCAACCGCTAGCCGTATTGCCAAACCAGCGGGGTGGCGCGGTGACGGCTCAATGGGCTTCCGGCATTTCGATATGGGGCATATCGGGCGGAACGTCGAGCCAGCTTAATGGAAGCCTACCATACACAGACGCAGTAGGTGTTACTTCCCTAAATAACTACGAGGCGTTAGCAATCGCCTCGGGGGCTAAGTATATCGTTCGCTCCATCGGCACCAACGACGTAGCGGCGGGCGTGAGTGCTGCAACTATCATCGCAAACGACGCGTCGTTTCTCTCCGCGTGCACCGCCGCGGGGCGTATCCCGGTTCTTTTCACAATTCCCCCGCGGGGGTCGCTAACAAGCTCGCAATACGCGGTGCAGCAACAAGTTAACTCTTTTCGTCGTGGCCTTGCGCGAAAAGGCGTGCTTCTCGCAGACATTAACCGCTGGCTGGCGGACCCCTTGACGGGCCAGTGGCTTGCCGCCCCGTCGACTGGTTTGTGGGGCATTCCCGCCAACGTCTATTACACCAATGACAGCGTTCATCCCGTGTTTTTCTCGGGCGCGTGGGCGATGGCCTCCGCATTGGTTGACGCCCTGCAGTCTGTGCTCCCCCCCGTTGCGCATGTTTCGGATATTTATAACCCGACCGGGGCGCAACGCCCCGTCATGGGCACTACGAATGCGGGTAATTTTGACCTTAACTACAGCGCTACTTATGGGGCCAACCCTCTTGGAAACTTTCTCGGGAATGGGCAATTTTCGGGTACGAGCGGCGGCGGCACGCTAGTTCCGGGTTCGGGCAGTGCTGGAACGGGATGGAATGTTAACACCCTCCATACCCCAACGAGCGGTAGTTTTACCGTGGCGGGTAACGTCGCTAGGCCTAACACTGTCGGCGACCCCTACGCCCGGGGGTACTCGCAGACGGTCGCAGTAAGCCAAGGCACCGGCACCGATTACGGGGCATTTGAACTATATAACACCAGTTTCGACGTGGCGAGCGCCGCCGGTCAAGCCCCCGGCGCGTTTACGTGGCAAATTGGGGAACTCGTGTACGGCGCCGTATGGGTGAATATCGCGTCCCCCGGCGGGGCGGGCACTACGCACGAAACCTACGCCACTATGCAAGTTTCTTTTTATAACTCCGCGGGAACGCAGATTGGGGCGACTTCGGCGCTTAAATACATCACCAATTCCTTGCCCGCTTATGACCCCGCCATTGGAAGCCCGGCTTTGTTGCTACGGACCCCGCCCTGCCCTATCCCCCCAAATACGGCTAAGGTGCAAATGTACCTTACGGGGGTCGGCGTCGGAACTTTCACTTTTACAGACGCCGAAATTCGGGCTTGGTGACCGCGCAGCCCGTGGAAAGGAAACTTGGTGCTGGCCGACCCGCAGTTTGATTTTAAGCATCCCGTCTACACGCCGATAATTAAGGAGCGTATGCGGCGCCTGCAGCGGCTACGCGACGAGCCTGCCCTCGTCGGCCATCTACTGCGGGTCTACAAAGACGCGCCGTGGCTAATGATTGTCGATTGGGGCGTGACATTCGACCCGCGCAATGTCGAACGCGGTTTGCCTGCGTCTATCCCGTTCCTGCTTTTCCCGAAACAAGTCGAATGGTGTCAATGGGCGTTCGAGCGTTGGAAAGCCCAAGAGCCGGGCATAACCGACAAAAGCCGCGACCTCGGCATGTCGTGGTGCGCGATTGGCATGGCGTGCGCGCTAGCGATCACCCACGACGGGTTTACGGCGGGTTTTGGAAGCCGAAAAGAGGAGTATGTGGATAAGATCGGGTCGCCAAAGGCCTTATTTTGGAAAGCCCGCAAATTCCTAGAGAACCTGCCGCGCGAATTGCGGGCGGGCCACGACCCCCGCCAGCACGCGCCGCACTTGCGCCTAACGTTTCCGCGTACGGGTTCGGTCATAACCGGCGAGGCGGGCGACAATATCGGGCGCGGCGATCGCGCTTCAATCTATTTTGTCGACGAGTCGGCTCACCTTGAACGACCTATGCTTATTGAAGCCTCGCTGTCGGCCACTACCAACTGCCGAATCGACATCTCCAGCGCGAACGGTATGGGCAACCCGTTTGCCCAAAAGCGCCATAGTTGGCCCGAACGCCAAATTTTTACGCTGCACTGGCGAGACGACCCGCGTAAAGACGACGTTTGGTACGCCAAGCAAATTGCGCAACTAGACCCCGTAACGGTTGCCCAAGAAATTGACATTGATTACGCGGCGGCGGTCGAAGGCGTGATTATCCCCAGCGCTTGGGTACAGGCGGCCGTAGACGCGCATATCGCGCTTGGCCTAGACGATAGCGGCGAACGGACCGCCGCGTTCGACGTGGCCGACGAAGGGGCCGACAAGAACGCCTTTATCAGCATGAAAGGCATGGTTATTGACGTGGCCGAAGAATGGTCAGGCAAAAATTCCGACATTTTCCATTCGGTGCAAAAAGTCTTCGGGTTTTGCGACGATATTGCGCTTGACGGCTTTTTGTACGACGCGGACGGCATGGGCGCGGGCGTGCGGGGGGACGCGCGAGCGATAAACGACAAACGGCGGGCGCTGGCGTTCGAGACGGGGAAGCCCCCTCGCCTAGTCAATCCGTCGCCCTTTTGGGGCTCGGGCGCAGTCGAGCGGCCCGATAGCCCGTTCATGGCTGGGGCCGACCGAACCAACGGCGATTATTACGCCAACCGCAAGGCGCAAAATTGGGGCGTCACCATGCGTCGGTTTCGCGAAACCTATCGCGCGCGGACCGAGCCAGGGTATAAATACGACTCGTCTTTGCTGATTTCCATATCGAGCAAAATCCCAAGCGTGACCCGAACGAAGCTGCTTTCGGAACTTTCGCAACCCACGTGGGAACGCAATATGGTTGGTAAAATGGTCGTCGACAAAAAGCCCGACGGTTCGAAGTCGCCAAACCTCGCAGATGGCGTTATGATGGTTGCCGGCGGCGGTCGCCGCCGTATGCGGATTAGCGACGAGGCGGCAAACAGGCGATGATTACATATAACGGCTACCGGCTTTCCGAAGGCGCGGCGCGCGTGGCCCGAGGGCTTCCCCCGCTGCGCCCCGTCTCGCCTATGACCATTAGCCCCGGCGCTGCCACGCTATCCCGTGTTGTGCCGCCCAATCCGTCGCCGATGGCCATGGGCGCCGAAAGCATTTTTGCGCCCTATAAGTTTCCCGAAGGCGTTTACCCGGCCAGTGCGGGGATGGCGATGGACAGTTGCCCGCCGCTGCCTGCCGCCGTGGGCGCTTGGGCCAGCGGGGCGCTGTTCCACGAGGGCCAAGGGTTCTTTGGGTTTCCCTACCTGGCCGAACTGATTCAGCGTGTCGAGTATCGCAACGCCTGCCATATTTGGGCCGAACACGCGGTGCGTAAATGGATTCGGTTCGTTAATATTGACGATAAAAAAGCTGACGAACTCGACAAGGCGTTTCGCGCGCTCAAAGTACGGTCGACCTTTTACAATTGGGCCATGCAAGACAACATTTTCGGGCGCGGGCAGATTTTCTTGGACTTTGGGGACGCGGGCAAACCCGAAGAACTCGAAACGCCTTTGACGCTCGACAAGTCCAAAATTAACATAGACCGCCCAATCAAGGCGCTAAAAGTCGTAGAGCCGTTTTGGTGTGCGCCCGGCCCATACGGCGCCAGTAGCCCCCTGTCGCAGGACTTTTACGTCCCTTCTAAATGGTACGCTTACGGCACGACGGTTGACGCCTCCCGGCTCCTGACCCTGACCAGCCGACCGGTTCCCGATATGCTCAAACCGGCGTATGCGTTTGGCGGCCAATCGCTTACCCAAGTGATGAAAGCCTATGTCGACAACTGGTTGCGGACGCGCCAATCGTCTTCGGACTTGCTCGATATGCACAGCCAGCCAGTCCTAAAGACGGATATGTCCTCTATTCTCCAAGGCGGCGCGGGTAACGATTTCTACGCCCGGCTCGACATTTTCCAGAACAACCGCAACAACCGAGGGGTTTTGGCGCTGGATATGGCGGACGAAGACTTTTCGTTCGTCACTACGCCGTTGTCCGGAATTTCCGAGTTAGTCGCCCAAGCGCAAGAGCAAGTCGCCAGCGCGGCCCGCCTGCCGCTGTCGATTTATCTGCAAATCACGCCGACCGGTCTCAACGCCACAAACGACGGCGAGACGCGCAATTTTTATGCCGACGTCCATGCGTTCCAAGAGGCGCACTTTCGGCCTGGTCTGGAGGTAATCCTTAAAGTCGTGCAGCTTTCCTTGTGGGGGGAAATTGACGCAGATATTGACTTTGACTTTTTGCCGCTTTGGGAAATGTCGGACAAGGACAAGGCGGACATTCGTAAGGTCGACGCCGACACGGACGTGGCCTACTGCAACGCCGGGATTATCGACCCCGAGGAAGCGCGCGAACGTCTGCGACTCGACGAGACCGGGCTTTACGCGGGCGTCGACTTGACCGGCCCTGCACCCGAATTGTCAGAGGAGCCAGACGACGACGCCCCGGACGGTTCGGGCGGGGATAAGCCCGCGATGGACGCCGAGTGGAAAGAGGAAGACCACCCGCGCGCAGACAATGGGCAATTTGGCAACGGCGGCGGCGCGGCATTAAAAGCCAAGGCCGAAGCGGACCCCGCTAAACCGTTCATGGGCGACCAACCAACCAACCAACCCGCCGCTTCTGCGGCTAAGGAAGGCAGCCAAACGGCGCCTTTCGTCACGTCGTCGAATAAGCCCACACACCCGCTTGTTACGAAAGAATTGGGCGAAAAGGGCGTCGAACGCGTGCGGGAACTAATTGCGCGAAAAGACAGCACGGCGGCCGAAATTTTTGCCGCGCTCAAGCCGCTTGACGAGCTTAACAAGCGTTCGGTCGTCACCATGCGCGAAGAGGATGTTGACACGCCTGAAAAGGTCGAGAAGTTCATAGCGTCGCGGCAATACGTCACTTTGCAAGGCGACAAAACCGACGCGGCGGGAGCGGTCGGGTCGCTGATCTCTAAAGCCGAAAGCTATGCGTATGAGAATGGCGGCGTCGGGGTTAGGCGCGAAAAGAAAGCGCGGCTTATTTTGGGGCCGCCCGCCGCCGGTAAATCCACAAGCGCCGAACGAATCGCGGCCACGCAGGGATACGCGATTGTGGATAGTGACGACGCAAAAAAGGTCGTGCCTGAATTTGACGACGGGTTGAACGCTAACGGGGTTCACGCCGAGTCGTCAGAACTTCAAAAGGAAGTGTTACGCACGATGTTGAAGCGGGGCGATAACGTTATTTTGCCACTCGTCGGCGGTTCCCCAGGCTCGATTGAAAAGCGTATAAAGGGCCTGCAGGCGGCGGGCTATGACGTAACGGTCGACGTCTTAGACGTGCACCCAGACGAAGCCGCGCGGCGCATGGCAGGCCGTACGCTGTCGAAGGGCCGTCACATTGCGACCGGTTACGCGGCTTCCATCGGTTCGTCACCTTTGCAAACGTACGAGACGCTAAAAACCCGCTACCCTAGCCTAGCTTTTGGCAAGATTAACGGTAACGGGTCGGCGAAAGAAGAAATATATGAAGAGGCCATTAACCACCCGTCGGCTCGGGCGGGGACGCGACTATTTACGTAGCCGCGGGGACTTCGGGAAGCTGGACGCCTTTGTCAGGATTAGCCATTAGGTAATCAAAATATTCCCAGCTTTTTTCTTCGACTTGGTCATGCCATTCGCGGCTTCCTACTTCCGGCGCCTTAACGGGCGCCGGTTCGTTCTTTTTATCTACCATGATCTTACCTTTGGTTTGCGTCTGGCGCCCAATAGTCGGCGGGGGCGTCGGCCGCCTCGGCTTTCAACGCGGCCCAATCGCCAGCAAAGCCAACGCTACCATAAAAATTCACGTTGAAATAGTCGCTTTGGCTGTCGGAATTGTCGCGCTTGTAGGCCATGTAAATCGCGTCGAGTTTGGCGCGCAATTCGTTATATTCCGCGCTGTGCCGCTCGTCCCCCCGCAAAGGCGCGCTGTGGTCGAAGTTGTCGCCGAATTGCTTGCGCCAAGCGGCCATTTTGACCGACCAGAACTTGAAGCCCTCGGGGACTTGGTCAACCCGAAGGTCGATCGACTGGCCCCCGGCAAAGCGTTCAATCCAAATCCGCACTTTGAACCCCGCGGGCAGCTTAAGGGCCTTCACGTCGACCCGCATACGCTTGGCGATTTCCTTAACGTCGAGACTGCGGACGGCCTCAAACTTGGCGCCGCGGAACTCGTTAGCGGGGTCGCAGTAGGCGGGCATGCGGTCGGCCAGCTTTTCGGCTCTAAGGGCTTCGGCCTTTTCGAAAATCGCGTTTGCCACGTACGCCGCGGCGTGCAAATCCTTAACCAAACCCGCGGCCATAAGGTCGGCGGCGATTTCCACCTTTTTACCGACAACCCGTTGCGCTTGGGCCTTAGCTTGCACGACCTGTGCGGCTTCTACTCGCTTAGCCTGCTTCCATGCCCCAAAATCAATAATCTGCGCCATGATTCGTTCCCTTCGTTACTGCTTGATCCTAAGAGGTATTGACGCCGTCGTCAATAGCTAAAGCGCAAAGCGGCGTCAGGGGGGGGGGGTAGCTATTCAGGCAAAGCGCGAAGGGCTTTAAGTGTCGGTTTACCTTTGCCGCCGATTTCTTTCCACGCTTGGCAACTGGCAACACCGTTAAACTCGTAGCTTGGCCCTTTGCCCGCCAAGCTGTCGGCCACGACGGCCATATACTTTTCAAGACGGGCCTCGTCGGCGGTCCATTGGTACCAGCTTAGGGCAACACGCAGGGCGGCAAGATATTTGGCTTTGTTCACGTTCGTTCCTTTCAAAGGTTAATTTTGGCAACGACGAACCGAGGGACGGCGGGCCCAAGAACCGCTTTAACCGCTCCGACGGGGTCGCCTTCAAATTCCCGCAAGTCGACGTCCTTTTCGACCATGCCCCAACCGTCCAGCCGTTCAAGATACCGGCCCCGCTCGTCAAGTGCCAGCCGCACAACCCGGGCCCCATCGCTAAACTGACCGGCGTCCGCAAAACCCGCAACCAAGCATTGCCACGCGCTACCCGCGCCCACGCTCAAAGCCAACCAACCTTCGTTTTCGAGCAATTCCGCGATTTGTTCCCGCATGATTCGTTCCCTTCGTCACCGCCTAACCCTAGCAGTATTGACGCCGCCGTCAATAGCTAATTGCCCCGCCCGCGCTGCCAGTTATCGGGGGCGCCGAGGATCATCCCCTTTGCGCAAATTATTCTCCTTGCATGAACTGTTTGGCCGCATAGACCCCCGCGTTATTGAGGTGGCGTTGCCATGCCCCTTCGCTCGGCGCCCAACGGAACCCTAGGCCTTTCAGTTTGGCGCGAACGTCGGCGTCGGGCTTCCCGTCAAAGAGAATTTGAACGCGGTTGGCTTCGACGTTCTGGACTACCTTGCACCCGCTGGGGCCTTCAAGTTCGACGTGCTGGCGTTCGGCCGCTTTGGCCAAGACCTCAAGCCGGGCTTTAAGCCGCCGGATTTCCGCCCGGCGGTTGGCCACAACATAATAGCCTCGCTGCATATAGGGCCACTTGGCGATGCTGGCCGCAACGCGGGCCCGCTCGTCTTCGGGGGCATTAATCATGGCCGCTGCGCCGCCCTTGCGAATTTGGGCGTTCCATTTGTTTTCTTGGTCGGCCTGAATTTCCAATGCGGCCAACTTGGCTTTGATTTTTTCGGCCGCGTTCGGGTCGTCGCTGCTAATGCCGCCTTGACCGACGCCCTCGGCGCGCGCGGCCACGGCCTTGGCTTTGTCGTGCAACTCGCACCCTTTGACCATAGCGGCATGGGCGCGGGCGATCTGGCGGCGCATTTTCCCTTCGCTATGGTGGCCGACAAGAATCGGCTGGCCAAAGGGAATGCCGCTGGCCTCTTCGCGCAAATCCCCCTTGCGGAATTGGGCGTCCGCAGCAGCGGCCAGTCGTTCGGCGCGGGCTTCAAGGCGTTCTTTGCGGGCAGCTTGTTTTTGTTCGTAGGCGTCCATGGCTATCTCCTTCGACTCAGTAACTAGCCCGTATTGACGCCGCCGTCAATACCCTATCGTACTATTTTTTCGCGTGGTAACTGCGGGCCATGGCCAACGCAAAAACCCTAACGCCTGTCCGCCCTGCCGTGCCGACGCGCGTCAAATACGAGCGGGCGCTATTAGCGGAAATCGACGCCATGGCGAACAGCCTCGCATATTGGCTGCGGGCAGCTTACCGAGCGAACGAGCCGGCGACCGTGGCGCTCGCTCAAGACGCTAGCCCCGTCGACGTGCTGCAAACCGCGTTCGACACCCTGGCGCGCCGATGGGTTCGCAGATTTGACGACCTCGCCCCTCGACTTGCTGGCCATTTTGCCAACGCGCATAAGACTCGCGTCGACCGCGCTCTTAAAGCCGACCTTCGCAAATCGGGTTTCACGGTTAAATTCCAGCAATCGCAGGCCATGCGGGACGCTTTTGTCGCCGTGGTCGACGAAAACGTCGGCTTGATAAAGTCGATTGCCGAACAATACCTAGCGGGCGTGCGAACGGTTTTAATGCAGTCCGTCCAGACGGGCCGCGACCTGGCGACACTTACCGACCATATTGAAAAGCGGACGGGCGTCACCCGCCGCCGCGCCGCGTTTATCGCCCGTGACCAGAACAACAAAGCGACTGCCGTCATGGTGCGAACCCGCGCGCTTGAACTCGGCGTCACGCGGGCGCGCTGGCTGCACTCGGCAGGCGGGAAAGAACCGCGCCACGAACACGTCGCGTTTAGCAGCGCGCGGGGCACATTTGATCTTGCGACGGGCCACGACTTCCACAACGGCGAGGGCGTCGTTTGGCCGGGCACGGCCATAAATTGCCGTTGCGTAGCGTTGCCTATTGTGCCGGGCTTTGACGACGTGGCACGCGGCCCGCTTGTGGCGTGACTTCCGGCCTGCTAGATTGGCCTGTCTTTGATTTGGGGGGGGAAATTCCGCCGTGTTGCTAATTGCTATGGACCGCGCTCCTGCCAGCGTTCGCAGTTTTGATGTGGACGGCCGTTTGCACGTGGCGGAAAGCCCTATAAGCAAAGCGAACGTTTGCGAGTATTTCGGCGAAGAAATCCCAAGTTGGCAACGGCTCGGGCTAGAGCCTCGGCGGGTCTATAAACTCTTGCGGCACCCTGACGAACTCGCAAAAGCGGTGAAAACCTTTAATAATCTCCAAATTCTTTCTGACCATATCCCCGTGACGGCTTACGGCGATGAAAGCCATAAGGCCGAAATCACCGTCGGTTCGACCGGAACCGACGCGCGGTTCGATGGGAAATTCTTGCGGAACTCTCTCGTTATTTGGGCCAAGCCAAGTATTGACGGCGTGGTCAACGGCGAAAAGAAAGAATTGTCGAGCGCCTACCGCTATAAAGCGGATATGACCCCCGGTACTTTTGAAGGCGTTGACTATGACGGAATTATGCGCGATATTATCGGCAATCACGTTGCGCTAGTCGGAGACGGACGCGCAGGGTCTGACGTTGCAGTTGGAGACAAAAAGCCTATGTCCTACAATTCAAAACGGGCGCTTATGCTGGCTGGGGGCCTCGGCGGTCTTTTGGCGCCAAAGTTGGCTCAAGATTCCAAGCCCGTCGACCTAACGCCCGTTTTGAAAAACGTCAACGCCAAGAGCCTTGCGGCCAAGGGCGCAGTCGCCTCTTTGGCCGCTACGGTCTTCGGGCTTGTGCAGCCTTTTCTCGCGCAGGACGCCGGTCTGGAAGTGGGGGACGTGGTGCAAGTTATCGAAGCTATCAAAGGTGCGCCCGGCGTGGCCAGCGACGAAGATGATACGATCGCCCCCGCCGCCGACGAGCCGGGCAAAGTTGCCGAAGACGAGGACGACGAAGACCCCGACGAGGACGGCAATCCTAAGAAAAAGGACGAGGATAAACCCGCCATGGACACTGCCGCAGTGCTGGCCAAAATGAAGGCTGACGCCCGCGCCCTTCGGCAGGCCGAACGTGAAGTAGCCCCCGTCGTCGGCACGCTTTCGCTGGCCATGGACAGCGCCACCGACGTTTACGCGGCGGGCCTACGCCAGTTGGGCGTCGACACGGCCAAGCTGCCCGCTTCGGCCTATGCCGAAACGTTCCGCGCGCTGCGGAACGCCAAGCCCGCCATTGCGCAAGATAGCCGCCCAGCGGCCACCGCTCGCAAGGATTTTGATGCACGGTACGCTAACCGCGGCCGTTTGGTTCAGGGGTAAAACCGCATGTCCAATTTCCAGACCGCCGTTCGGTCGTACCTCGCGCCCCTGAAAAAGGGCGGTTGGGCTTCGGCTAACCCCTATGTGACAATGGTCCCGCCGAACAATGGTGACCTTGGCGCGGCCAATTCCGCAAGCTGGCGCGTCGGCGCGTCCGGCGCAATCCTTGGCCAGTTTGCTTTTGCCGACGCGGTTTCGGGTAGCGTTACCAATGCTCACCCCGGCACCGGCCCGACCATGCTCGAAGGTCCTAACCCGGCCGCCGGTACTGTTCGGGTTGGCTTCGTCCACATTGACCAGATTTCGCTGATTACGGCTTATCTCGGCGGCGACACCATGCAAGCGCTGCCCGGGCAGGGGATTTCGCTCCTAACGCGCGGCGACGTGGGCGCGCTGTTTGCTTCGGGCGCAACGGTCGGCCAGTTTGTTTTTGCCTCCTATGCCGACGGTTCGGCAATTGCGCAGAACAGCACAACCGCCCCGACCGCGTCGGTTGCCGTCACTACGGCCAACACGTCGACTGCTCTTACCGGCGTAGGCGCGGGCGCGTACGCGGGCCAGCCAATTTCAGGAACCGGCATTCCGGCGGGCGCTTATCTCGTGTCGGTCAATCCGACCGCGGGCACAGCGGTTCTTTCCGCTGCGGCCACGGCCACAGGCTCGATCACCGCTACCGTCTCCACCGCCGCCTACACCGGTTGGCGCGTCGACAGCGTTGCCGCTGCCGGCGACATTTCCAAAATCTCGGTTTGGGGGTAACTACCGATGCGCGATACACAAGAACGTCTCATGCTGGCCGCCTACGGCGTTCACTTCGCCGATAACGCGGTTTATGCGCAAGACGAATGGCGCGGTAGTCTTGACCTCGCTATGGACGCTCAGCCGCAGCTGGTGACCACCGTCAACGCGGGCATTCCGTCCTTTCTGGCCAATATCATTGACCCTCAAGTCGTTGAGGCCGTCTTGGCTCCGCTGCGGGCGGCGGAAATTGCGGGCGGCGAAATCAAAAAGGGTGACTGGACGACTCAGTCGATGCTTATGCCGCTGGCCGAGCCGGTGGGTCATATTGTCACCTACGGCGACTATGAGAACAGCGGCACGGTCGACGCGAACGTTAATTGGGTCGGTCGCCAGCCCTACCACTACCAATCGGTCAAGCGCATGGGCGAACGCCAGCTTGCGATTTGGGGTCTTGCCGCAATTGACTTTTCGTCGCGGCTTGATCGCTCGGTTGCGCAGACCTTTGGCCGGTTTCAGAACCGCTCGTATTTCTACGGCATTTCGGGCCTGCAAAATTACGGCTATTTGAACGACCCTTCGCTCATTACGCCGATCACACCCGCCACCAAGGTTGCAGGCGGCACGGCGTGGACGGGCGCAACGGCGGAAGAAATCTACAAGGACGTGTTGGCGCTCTTTATTCAGACGCAAACCCAAATGGGCGGCAATCTGGAAATGACCGACAAAATGACTTTGGTTCTTTCCACCACGCGCCAGCCTCGCCTTGCGACCATTTCGAGTTTGACTCTAATTGCCGTCAATGTGGCCATTAAAGCGGCTTTCCCAAATATGACGTTCAAAGCCGCGCCGGAATATACCACCGGCTCGGGCGAATTGCTGCAGCTTATCGTCGACGAATACGAAGGCCAACAAACTATCTGGACGGCCTTTACCGAAAAAATGCGCGCTCACCCAGTCGTGCAGGAACTTTCGGCCTGGGCTCAGAAGTTCAGCGCGGGCACGTGGGGGGCAATTGTCCGCCGCCCCATTTGCATCGGTCAGATGTTGGGCATTTAAAAATTTTGGTGTAAGACTGGTTAGAAGCCCCGCCCCTCCTTTTCGTCGGGCGGGGCTTTCCGCTTTTAGAAAGAAGACGACCTATGGCTTTTATTGCTTGCAAGCTGCCTCACGGCCTGACCATCTGCCATAATGCGACCCGCATTATATTGCTTGGCGCGAATGTCGGCGAAGACCTCGAAAACGTCTCGCGCAACGGTTCGCCTAGCGACAACGCCCGCCGCGTTTCGGGTTTCGGGGTCACCGAACTTGACGCCGGGAAAACCGAGACGTTTGTGGATTGGGCCGCCTCGGTTACCTATGTCGACGGCGATAGGGCCAAGGGCAAGCTGACCGAGCCGTTCCAAGCACTCGACAACGGCGCGATTTTGGGGCCGTTTAAAACCTTTGACGAAGCGCGCAAGGAATGCGCGGGGCTGTCCGCTCAAATCGTGACCGGCGTTGAAGGTCTTAACCCTGAAAAGGAAAAGGTCGAAACGGACAAAGACGCAGGCAAGAAATCGTAATTGAAAGGGCGCCCCGTGGCCGTTGCAGTTTTCGACTATGCGCTTTGGGGCGTTCTTTTCCCCGAATTGGCCGCCGTGCCCGAACCGGTGGCCCAAATGTTTTTCGACATTGCCGCGGGTTCGCTCGTCGACAATTCCGATTGCTCGGTTGTGAAGGACGTGAAGGTCCGTTCAACGCTCCTCGATTACGCGACGGCGCATTTGGCCAGCCTTGCGGGCTACCCGTTGCCGACCGGCTCGACCACGCCCACGCCTAGCGGTTCGGTCGGTCGGGTTTCCAGCGCTAGCGAAGGGGCGGTATCGGCTAGCATGGGCTACGGCCAAGTGCGCGAGTCGCAAGCGTGGTGGGTTCAAACGCAATACGGCGCGTCGTTTTGGCAGTTTACCCGGGCCTTTCGCACTTTCCGGTTTAGCGCTCGGCCGCCGTACAATTTCGGGCCGGGGGCCTACGGCGGGTGGTTCCCTCTTTGACGACGTTCAATCTTTCGGGCGGCGAAAAGCTAGAGGCCAAACTTGCGGAACTAGCGCAACGCGTTAGCCGCCCTTTTGCCGTGCGCGTGGGTTTCTTGGAAGACGCCACGTACCCCGACGGCACGCCGGTTGCCAAGGTGGCGGCAATCAATAATTTTGGGGCGCCGGGCGCGGGCGTTCCTGCCCGTCCATTCTTTACGCAGATGATCGCCGAAAAGTCGCCCGAATGGGGTAAAATTCTGGCCGGCCTTTTAGTGTCGTCAGATTACGACCCTGAAAAGGCGCTCGGCCTTATGGGTTTGGGGATTGCCAACCAACTGCGAGAATCTATTGAAGCAATGGACGCCCCGCCGAACGCCCAATCAACTAACCTCTTAAAACAGCGCTTTCCTATGGGGGGCTACGGCTTTGACGACGTGCTGCAGGCCTTTGCCGACGTTGCGGCGGGCATGACCGCTGCGCCAGGCAAGCCACTCGTTTGGACGGGCCTTATGCTTAATTCTGTGGATTTTGAAGTCGTGGGAGATAACGGCCAATGAACCTCCGTAACATTGCAAACGCCGTAACGAGCCGCGTCAACCCGAACTTGGTCGCCCAATGGTTAGCGTACGCAGGCTATACCGTTCTCCCGAGCGGTAAGACCCAACCGGTCTATGCGGCGCCTGCCAATATCCAAATTCAGGCACAAGCCATCACGTCGCAAGATTTGCAGAAAATCGACGCTATGAACCTTAGCGAAATTACGCGAGTAATTCTGACGAGCGCCAAGGTGCAAGACCTTGATCGCGAATCGCAGACTGGCGGGGATTTGCTCGTTTTCGACAACGCGACTTGGCTCGTGGCGGGCATTATCGAAGATTGGTCAACAAGCGGCTGGATGCGGGTCGGCCTTATTCGCCAGAACGGGGGGTAAAATGACCGCCCTGTCGATCATAGACGACGACGTTTTCACGGCGCTGGCGGCCTTGATAAACGACGTTTTGCCCGCGCTTGGCGTCGTGAACGTCCAACAAGGCCAGCAGAACCGAACGCCTATGCCGCCGGGGCCTAATTTTGCGATTATGACGCCCGCCGACCGCGTGCAGCTTTCCGCCAACGCGCGGGACTACGACACTTCGACCGGCAAGCGGTTAATCGGGCGTAGCGTGCAAGTCGGCGTAGCGGTAAATTTTTATGGCGCCAACGCTACCGACAACGGCCAGATTTTCAGCCAGCTTTTCCGCGACCCGTACGGCTGCGATTTTTTGAGGCCGTTTCACGTCCAACCGCTTTGGTGCGACGACGGTCGGCAAATGCCTTTGACGGATTCCGAAAAGCAATACGCTACGCGGTGGATGATTCACACGTGGCTGCAGATTAACCCTACCGTCTCGACAAGCCAGGCATTCGCCGATACAGTGACGGTCAACCAAAAGAAGGTCGATTGAAATGGCAGCAGCTATTCCCGCTTCGGACATTGTCAACATCCTGCCGGGCGTCGTTTCGGTGGGCGGCAACGGGCTGGCGACGGTCGGCAATCTCCTGACAAACAGCGTTCGCGCGCCCTATGGCGCGGTCTTGTCGTTCAACTCGGCGGCGGCGGTTGCTTCGTATTTTGGCGCGGGCAGCGCCGAGGCCAACGCGGCGGCGATTTATTTTAGCGGCTTCCTTGGCTCGACTACTAAACCGGCCGTCCTACGGTTTGCGGCCTACGCGACCGCCGCGCGTGCGGCGTGGCTGCGCGGCGCAAATATGGGCCTGACGCTATCCCAATTGCAGGCGCTGACCGGCACGTTGACAATTACTGTTGCGGGCACGGCGCTGACTAGCAGCGCAATCAACCTTTCGTCGGCTACGTCGTTCAGCAACGCGGCGTCGATTATGCAAGCCGCCTTTACGACGCCCGCGTTTACAATCACCTACGACAGCGTGTCGGGGGGCTTTCTCGTCACTTCGAACGCAACCGGGGCGGTTGCCATTCTTTACGCAACGGGCACGCTGTCGGCGGCTTTGGGGCTTACGCTGGCGTCTGGCGGCACCTTGTCGCAAGGCGTGGTTGCGGATACCCCGGCAACCGCCATGGCGGCTATTGTGGCCCAAACGCAAAATTGGGTTGCGTTTACGACTTTGTGGGCCGCGTCGGGTTCTGACATTGTGGCTTTTGCCGCGTGGAACAATACCCAGAACAACCGGTATCTTTATGTCGGATGGACTTCGGACGCGACCGCCTATTCGAACCCCGACACGTCGTCGCCCGCGTATACGATTGCGCAGGCGGGCTATTCGGGGACGTGCCTTTATTGGGCGCCAAGCTACGACAAAGCCGTCTTTATGCTCGGCTATATCGCGTCGCTTAATTTCGCGCAGTCTGGCGGTCGCTCGGTCGCCGCGTTCCGTTCGGGCGCGGGCCTAGCCGCCGACGTGACAAACCAAACGATTGCCGACCAACTCGTTACCAACGGGTACACTTTTTACGGCGCGTGGGCGACCGCGGCGCAGCAATTTACGTTCGCGTATAGTGGCCAAGTTTCCGGCCCGTTCAAATGGGTCGATAGCTATATCAACCAAATTTGGATGAATAACGCGTTCCAGCTTTCACTTATGAATTTGCTGACGACCGTCGGCCTAATTCCGTACAATGCCGATGGTTATGAATTGATCCAGTCGTCTTTGCTGTCGGATATTAGCAACGCCGTGTCGTTCGGGGCTATCCGAACGGGCTTGGTGCTGACCGAGGCGCAAAAGTCTTACGCCGCGTCACTGGCCGGGCAGGACGTGTCGGACACGCTGTTTACGCGCGGTTGGTACTTGGCGGTTCTCGACCCCGGCGCTTCGGCCCGCGCGGCTCGTACGACCCCGCTGTGCTATTTTCTTTATACCGACGGCGGTTCCGTACAGAAAATCAACCTTAACAGCTTGATGGTGCAGTAATCATGGCAAACACGCGCACGCTTACCTCCGCAAACGCGGTTCTCACCCTCGGCGTTAAAGGGCTTTTCGACACGCCTCGCCGTTTGCAGGGCTTTTCTGCGGACGACGTCACGGACGTTGACCCCCTGACTAACGGCGAGGCGACCATGGGCGTCGACGGGCGACTGTCGGCGGGCTATGTTTTCAACCCTCAGAACCAAGCGATTGTGCTGCAGGCCGATAGCGTCTCTAACGACTTTTTTGACCAGTGGCAGGCAGCGGAACGGCTTGCGCGCGAAAAGTACGAAGCGTTTGGCACGATTTTACTGCCTTCGACCAACAAGCGATATGTGCTGACGCGCGGGTTCCTGATGCAAGTTTCGATTGTGCCGGGCATACGCAAGACGCTGCAATCCCGCCGGTTTCAATTGACTTGGGAAAAGGTCGAACCCGGCCCCGCGTAAAGGAAGCCCTTAAATGCGAAAGACGAAAACCGTCACAATCCAACCGACCCAGGGGCGTGAAAACCGAGACGCGGGCAAAACGTTTTTCCTGACCGAAATGTCGGCCGTGCGGCTCGAAAAATGGTCGCAGCGGGCCTTGCTGGCGCTGGCAAACAGCGGCCTAGACATTCCACCCGAAGTGCTGCGCATGGGTGCGGGCGCGGTCGTGGCTGCCGGTATGCGGGCCTTGCTCGGCGTATCGTTTGCCGAGGCCGAGCCGTTGCTCGACGAAATGCTGCAAAGCGTGCAATTCGTGCCGGATGTAAGGCGGCCGGAAGTACTGCGCGCATTTGACCCCGAAGATATTGAGGAAGTTTCGACGCTCTTTACCTTGCGATCCGAGGTTATCGAACTTCACGTGGGTTTTTCAATTGCCGGCTACCTCTCGACTTTGGGGCAGTCGGCGACCGGCAAGAGCCCGAATACGCCGAATACCCAAACGTCGCCCCCACAATCGGCGTAATCGTCAGTCGGGGCCTTGCGACGCTCCACGAACTCGACTCGATTTATGGGCTTGAAGCGGCCTACGATCTACTGGAAATAATTCAGGTCGACGCGTACAACGAGCGCTTGGCGCAAAAGGCGTTCGAGAGAGAATAGGACGAGCCATGGCCGACATTATTGACGCTTTTGTCGTGACCCTCGGTCTAGACCCAACGGCCTATAACCGCCAAATCCGCGAGTTTCGCGATACGCAAAAGCGCTTGCGGGACCAAGAGGCCAAGGATACCCGCGCGCAGGAAGACGGGCAAAAGCGGCTCCTGTTCGGCATGAAAGAACTGCGGAACGAGACGGCCGGTTTCCTTTTCATGCTGGCCGGTGCGAACGGCATTAAAGACTTCGTGTCAAATATCGTATCGGGCGACGCGGCAACCGGTCGACTGGCCGCGAATATGGGCATGGCTACCAGAAATCTTGCGGTATGGCAGGCCGCCCTTGGCCAAGTGGGTGGCACGGCGCAAGACGCGACCCAAGCCTTGCAGACCCTGACGACGCTTTATCAAAACTATCAGCTTGGGCAGGCCAACCCGCAGCAGTTGGCGGGAATGCAAGGCCTTGGAATTACGGACATTAGCGACCCCGAAAAGGTGCTGATGAAAATGGCCGCCGCGTCGCAACGTATGTCCCGGCCTGAATTTACGGCGCGTATGTCGATGCTTGGTATCAACCAAAATATGACCACCCTGCTTGCCCAAGGGCCGGGCAAGGTGGGCGGCATTTTGGAAGAAATGCGCAAAATTGGCGTAACGACGGACGAAGACGCCAAGGCCGCCCAAGCATTTGACGCCGCGCTGAATAAGATCGGGGTATCTCTAAAATCGGTTTTTCGTCCTGAAATCGAGAAAGTTGGGGGCGCTACGGCTACCTGGTTAGGGGACCAAAAAAACCTAAATCTTGCTATGGACGCGGGGGCCGGGCTCTTAGGGGCTTTCGCGGTAGCGGCTGTGGCCGCGTCTTGGGAAATCCTGTTGGTCGCGGGGGCGATTACGGCGGTCATTGGCGCGTATCGCGAGCTAAAAGCCCAGACGCCCGAAGCGCTCGCTAAGGACAAAAAAGATCGACTGCAAAAAGCGCAACTGACCCCAGACCAAGCTAAACAAATTTACGGCGCTTTTGGGGGCGGGGGAGATGGGGAGGAGCGGTTTAATGGAGCGCTCCGCTGGGTAGCCGACCGCGCCGTGGACGCGTGGGGCTACGTGACGGGTTCCGGCGGTGCGCCCAGCTCGTCGAGCGCACCTCCGGCCAACGCCAAGACGCTGCAGACCGGCGGAGGCGGAAAAGCCGTTGCGCTCGACGGCAATAACCCTGGCGGGATTATGGACGGGCAATTTGCTCGTTCCCAACCGGGGTATGTCGGCGCAAACGGCAAGTTCGCGGCGTTCTCCTCGCTCGCGGCGGGCGAAGCGGCACAGCAAGCGCTTTTGCGGTCTTACGTGCGGCGGGGGATTGATACCCCGCTAGCCATCGCCCGGCGGTGGGCCCCACGAAAGGACGGAAATAACCCGGAGTCATACGCGGCGGGAATTGCAAGCCGTATGGGAATCGGGGTAAACGACCGTATCACCCCGCAGGCAATTAATGCTTTCCAGCGGTCGCAGGCTTTCGGGGAAAACGCGGCGTACGGTAAATTGCGCGGAATGACCGCCTCGCCGCGTGCCGGTGGAGGTTCTGTGAATCAAACGACAACCGTCGGGACAATCGTCATTAACACCGCGGCGACTTACGCAAACGAGATTGCCCGCGATATCCGCGGGGCGATGGCCAAGCGGGGGCTCGTCGTTCAGGCCAACCCCGGCTTGCAATAGGTCCGTGCCGACGGGCCCGCCAAATTGACCGCCTCGTCAATACCCTATCGCACTATTTTTTGCCGTGGTATGCCAAGTCATGACCGCGCAATTCCCTAACGTGCCAGACGCCCCCGGCGTGCCCGCCGTGGCCCGCGCCGACGCGATTTTGCGCTTGGCCAGTAGTTCGACGGGCGTTGCGCTGACCTCGGTTAGTTCGGCGGTCGGGGCGATTACGAGCGGCGATTATGTTTCGGCGGCGGCCAGCCTTTTAGCGGGCGCGGCGGCGGCTTCCTCGTCGGCAGCTACAGTTAGTGCGGCGGTCGGCGGGGCCTTGGCCCTTGGTTCGGACCTAACGGGCGCGGCGGCGGGTGCACAGGGCGCTTGGCAGGCTTTGCAGTCGGGTGACGTTCTAGGCGCGCTGCGTCAAGCAAGCGGCGCGGTCGACCGGCTTAAAAGCGCCGCCGCCACTATCCAAAACCTTCTGAACCCGCTGACGCCGGCCGCTGTTACGGGCAGCGGGGTTCGGGCAAATGCGGAAATTGCGGCCAAGTGGGGGATTTACGATGCGGCTGGGGCGGCCCTCGCCACGTTTGATAATATCGTGGCCGTTGAAGTCGACTTAGAGGCGCAAATTTCTGATTATGTCGTCGAGCAAGGCGGCTTCGCCAGCTACAACAAAGTCGTTCGGCCGTTCGACGTGCACGTTATCGCAACAAAAGGCGGCTCGGTCGAAGACCGGCAAGACGTTATCGGTGCGGTGCAATCTGCGTGGGCGTCAACCGGCCTATATAACGTGGTGACGCCCGAGTCGGTCTATCTGAACGTCAACGTAACCTCTATGCGCCGGTCGGCCGCCGCTGACCGAGGCGGCGGGCTCTTAACGTTGGAGATCGGCTTGCGGAACGTGCGGCAAACAGCGTCTTCGGCATTTATCAAAACAAAAAGCCCTGCCGGTTCCGCGACGACCCAAAAAGGCAGTTTGCAGGCAGCCGCGACGACAGGCGACGGCGGGGCGGGAGCAACGCGGTGACGACGTTTATTATTCCTTTGTCGGCGGACCCGTCGCAAACCCTGACCGTGCAGCTCGGCCAGCAGGCTTGCCGCCTCGTCGTTCGCCAGCGCCGCACGGGGATTTTTGTCGATCTCTATCTGAACGACTCGCCGATTGCGCTCGGGATGAAGGCCTGCAACCTGGTGCGGCTTGTGCGGGCGAAATATTTGGGCTTTATCGGCGACTTGTTTTTTACCGACACCCAAGGCACCGCCGACCCCTTTTATACGGGCCTCGGCACGCGCTTTCAATTCTTTTGGTCGGATTCGCTATGACTCTAGACCGGCGAACGCTCACCGCGGTTTTTACTCTCGGGACGGGGGATTTTGGCGAAGGCGGCGAAAATACGGTCGAACTGACCGGTTACCGTATGTCGGCCAATATTCAAATGCCCGGCGGGGTCAATATGACGACCTTGGACTTGCGCATTTGGGGAATGCCGCTCGACGTTATGCAAAAACTGACCGTCCTGAATATTCTAGCATTCGGGCAGGCGCGGCGGAACGTCATAACCTTACTTGCCGCAAGCGAAGGCACAACGCCGACCGTCGTTTTTTCAGGGACCCTACTAGAGGCATGGGCCGACGCCAGCGCCCCGCCAGACATGCTTTTCGTCGTCTCGGCGCAGACTGGGGGTTTTGATTCTTTTAAACCCGTGCCGCCCACTAGCTATTCAGGCTCGGTCGATATGCCAACTATATTGGCGGGCATTGGGCGGCTTATGGAGCCAGCGCGGGCAGTAGAAAATAATGGCGTGACGGCGGTATTTGACAACGTTTACTTGCCGGGGACTCCTATCCAGCAAATTCGTAAAGCCTGCCGAATGGCCGATTGCGAATACATAATAACCGACAGCGCGATAGCTATTTGGCCGCGGGGTTCAAAACGGGGGGGTTCGACTTTATTCGTCTCGCCGGAAACCGGACTGGTCGGCTATCCTAGATTTTCGCAATCTGGGTTGGCCTTTCGTCTCCTATTTACCCCCGCGCTTATTTTCGGGCAGCAAGTAGAGGTAAGCAGCGTTTTAGGCGCGGCTTGCGGCTCTTGGAAAGTGGCCGCCCTCAGTCACACCCTCGAAGCCGAATTACCCGGGGGCGGATGGTTTACCGACGTTGAGTGCGGGCTTTGGGGCTATTTATCGCCCATAATTACGAAAGTGTAACTGATGTTCAATTCGGGCGCCTATGTTGGCCAAGCGAGCCTTGCGGACGTCGGCAGCGAGTTTGCCCGCCTGTCCTTTTTGGTACGCGCAATCCAAGGGGAACAAGCGACCATGACGCTCGTCCAGATTAAGGCCGTGCGGGCCATCGGCGGCGCCTATGAAGTGGACGTGCAGCCGATGGTCCATCAAATCGACGGGGCGGGCAATGCCGTGCCGCACGGAGTAGTTAACGGCCTGCCCATTTGGCGGCTGCAGGGTGGCGACTCGGCGGTTATTGTCAAACCCGTCGTCGGCGACATTGGGCTGGCCCTTTTTGCGCAGTCGGATATTTCCGGCGTTAAGCGCGCCAAAAAACCGACGACGCCGGGCAGCGCGCGCAAATTCGATTGGGCCGACGGGGTCTATATGGGCGGGGTGCTTAACGCCGCGCCATCGCAAAAAATTGTCATGGACGAAACGGGCATTACGATGACGCCCGCCAGCGGCACGCGCGTAAAAATTGACGGCAAACTAGAGGTTGCGGGCGAAGTCGTAGCGACCGGCGAAGGCACGTTTAACAGCCACACAGTCGGCAACCACAAGCACGGCGGCGTCACCGCCGGAACGGGCATTAGCGGCTTGCCGACGGGCTAGTCGATTATCTCCATCACGCTTTCGACGAAGGTTTGGGCGACCGGCGCGACGAGCGCGTTACCATACCCGCGCAAAGCCCCCACACGATTGGAAGCCCCATTAGCCAACGGGAATGTTCGGGGTTCAACTGGCCTCCACTTTCCATCCCGGCAAAAGAGCCAGTCAGAATTTGCCCATTCGACGTTATACGGGCGGGGCCAGTCGTTTTTGCCATGACCGCCAAGCTCGTTATCGCCGTTCGGTTTGCCCCCGTGCCGTCCCGTTCGCCCATGCGCGTTTTCATCGCTAAGTGGGCTTCCGGTGTTTTCCCGTCGTCCTTGGCTACCGGAGTCGGCCACCCAGCTAGAGGCGCACAGCCCGGTAGCCTGTCCGTCCCTTGCGAGGGTCCGCCGTTCGGCCCGTCCTGTTGGCAGGGCGTGGGCCAACCCGTTAATTGGGCCACCACGTCCAGCCGGTCCGTCGAAATCTTGCCGTTCCGTACCCGGCCGCCCTCGTAACCCCCTTTGGAATCCGTAGTCGTGGGCGTCGGCCAGCCCGCAGACACCGCTTCTCGCACTAGGCACGCGCAACCGTGTTTCGTCCCGTGGATTGCCTTCTGGCCCGCCGAACGACCCGTCGTGTCGTGCGCTTGCGGTGTCGTCCAACCCTTTAATTCCGACCCAATAAGAGCGCTGGCGGATATGCGGAGCCCCGACGCCCGCTGCGCAGATATCAAGCGCCCCGAAGGCATAGTCCGAGTTTTCCAAATCAGCCGATACAGTATCGAGCCAAGCGAGGCCGTCCTTGCTTGATACCTGTTCGCCAAAAACGGCGTCAGGTCGGCAAGAGGCGATAAGCCAATGGAACGCGGGCCATAAATGTCTAGGGTCGTCAAACCCATTTCCTTTACCTGCCGCGCTGAAAGGTTGGCAGGGGCATGAACCCGTCCAGACGGGTCGGTCGTCGCTCCAACCGGCGGCGCGAAGGGCATGGCTCCAAACTCCTATTCCTGCGAAAAAGTGGCATTGCGTAAAGCCCGCAAGGTCGCCCGGCGTCACGTCTTCAATCGACCGACGGTCTACAAACCCCGGCGCGATGGCCCCGACGTAAATCAGGTTTTCCAACCAATCGGCGGCAAACGGGTCAAATTCGTTGTAATAAGCGGTCATGCTCTTGGCCTAGCGGCTCTTGACGCGCCCGTCAATACCCTATCGTCCGTCCCAAGCGGCTGCTATACCCGCAAGCATGGCTACGACAATGCTCCTAGATCGGCCCGTTTGGGATTTATGCGTCGACGCGCTCGGTAATTGGGCGATTGCCGCCGAACCCTATGCCCAAGCGCAAGACGCGGCCAGCGAGGCGCGCGTTTTCGCCGGCGAAGCATATTACGATACGGCGATTGGCGTGCCGTATTTTTCGGAAGTTTTTGGCCTAGCGCAGCCGACCCAAATTTTGCGGGCCAAAATCCAAGAGGCCGCGTTGCGCGTGCCGGGGGTGACCGAAGCGGTCGCGTATGTTTTTGTCGAAGGCCAACTTCTTAACGGCCAAATCCAAATAACCTCGGCGGCGGGGCAACAGGTGATCGCGATATGACTTTGACGACCCACGTTCCCCTGCCGACATTTGGCGACACCGGCCCGGCCACGCCGCAGGAAACGGCTATCTTGGCTGGCGTCATGGCGGATTTTGTCGCGGCGTTTGGCGGCGCGCTAAACCCCTCAATCGCTTCACCGCAGGGGCAGCTAGGCCAATCGCTGACCGCCATTATTGGGGCGTTTAACGACCTATTTGTCGACTACTGCAACCAGACCGACCCCGCGTTTGCCTCGGGCCGGATGCAAGACGCTTTGGCCCGCCTTTATTTTTTGACCCGCCTGCAGGCTCAACCGACTGCCGTTACCGCGACTTGCTCGGGCGCGACTGGCACGTTCCTGCAATTGGGTAGTTTGGCGCTTGCCACCGACGGAACGATTTACGCCAGCACCGCTTCCGCAACTATCCCTTCCAGCGGCTCGGTCGACGTGCCGTTTGCTGCACTGACAGACGGGCCAATCGCTTGCCCCGCGGGTGCTCTAAATGCCATCTATCGGTTCGTGCCCGGCTGGGATTCACTGTTCAACGCCGCCGACGGCGTGCCTGGGCGGGTAACCGAGACGGCCGCCGAATTGGAAACTCGCCGCCGCCTGTCGGTTAGCCAAAATGCAACGGCTATCGTGGCCGCAATGCGCGGTTGGTTGCTGGGTAATAGGACCGACGGTTCGCAAGTCGTGCCGGGGATTGTCGACGCGTGGGTTCAGGAAAACGACACTGCTTCGTCGGTTACGATTGGCGGGCAGGCCATCGCGGCGAACAGCGTTTTTGTGTGTGTCGAAGGGGGTTCTAATGCCGATGTGGCCTTAGCCATTTGGCAAAAAAAGAGCCTCGGTTGCGGTCTCGTCGGGACGACGACCGTTACCGTGACGGACACCGAAAGCGGCTATTTGTCCCCGCCGTCCTATATGATTAAATTCCAGCGCGCGGCGGCCCTCCCGGTCAACTACGTCGTAGCGGTCCAAAATAAACCGGACGTTCCGAGCGACTACCTGACGCAAATTACGGCGGCTTTAGCCGCAGCCTTCCCGGCACAAGCCCGCATCGGCCAGCCCGTGTTTGCCTTGGGCGGCGTGGCGGCTATCGTGGCGCTCGGGCCGTGGGCGCGACTCGTCTCCATCACTGTTAACGCGGGCGCAGAACAGACCGTAGGTATTGGCGAGTTTCCGGCCTTCGGCACAGTAGCCGCCAGCCTCGTATGAGCGGCCCTCTCGCCTTAGCCGAAGCGCCTGTTGCAACGCCGCTACCCGGTGGCTCGCTAGCGTCCGCAACGCCCGCAACGCCTTTTTTCAACACGGACGAAACGCTTCTTTCACAATACGCGCAAAGCCCGATTATCGGCCAAATCATCAATTTCTTTTCGCAATGGTTAGACCCCGCCGCGAGGTTTAACGCGTATTTTTCTGAGGTACGCGATATTATTTCGGCAGGCACGTATGGGCTCGACGTTTGGGGCCGGATTCTGCAAGTTTCGCGGGTGCTAGCCGTGCCTGACGATATTTACTTAGGGTTCTCGCAGGACTCCTACGCCAAGCCGTTTGGTTTTGGTATTTTTTATTCGGGGGGCCGGTCGTCGGCAAACGTATCTTTGACCAATGACGCCTACCGCACGCTTTTGCTGGCCAAGGCGGCGCTCAATATCACCAATGGGTCGGCGCCTTCGGTCAATGCGATTTTGCGGGCGCTTTTTGGCCAGGGCTATGTCAAAGACAACCAAGATATGACGTTGGTCTATCATTTCGACGACCCTCTAACGCCGGTTCAAACGGCTATTATTTTTCAAGCCGGGGTTTTGCCAAAACCGGCGGGCGTTTCTTTCACGGTGGAGCATCCTTAAATGCGTCTTTCCAATCTCCCCGCGTGGGTCGCTAAAGTCTTTGCGCAGGACGCCACCGGCTCTTACGTGCGGACCGTGCCTGTCACCACGTCCGACCCCGCTGCCGCTTCGCACGCCCTCGGCTTTCCGCCGCAGACCTTTACCGCCGAGGGCGCGGGCGGCACGCCCCCCGATGGACGCGACGTTAACGGCGTCCTAAATTATCTGGCCGCATGGGCGCGCTGGCAGGGCGCGGGCGGCTCGGTCACCTTTAATTCGGCAGTCGCAAGTGCGGGCGGCTACCCAAGCGGCGCGGTCGTTCTTTCGGCCAGCGTCGCGGGGCTGTTCTTCGTGTCCACCGCCGACGACAATACGACCGACCCCGAAGGCAGCAGCGCTGCCAATTGGCTAGCGGCGGGTGCGGCCACGTCGGGGTCGGGTGCGACCGGCTACTGGGAAAAACGACCCGACGGCATTATGGAGCAGTGGGGAACCGGCGTCGCGAACGACGCTTGGTCGGGCGCTTTGATTTTTCCGCAACCTTTTTTCGACACCGCGTCGATTTCTCTGCAGGTTTCCAGCCGCGAAAATAACTCGCCGGCTACCAGTGGGAACAAGGTCAACATTGATTGGCTTAGTACTTCGACTTACCGCCTCGGTTCCGACGACGGGACCGTCAATGTTTTTTGGCGGGCTATCGGTCGTTGGTACTAAACAAAGGAACTGAAAATGGACCGTCAAGCAATCGCGACCGAACTAGCCGCGCTCGGGAAATCCGACAAAAAGTTGTTGGCAAAACTAGAAACCAACCGCGCGCGCCGTTGCGAAATTCTGACCGTAGTCGCACAACACGCAGATACCGCCCTCCCTAAGGCGGCGCTGGCCGCTGTGATCGAACCCAAGGACGAATAGGCCATGGTGACGGTCTTCGTCTACGCCGCTTTGGGAGCCCTGTTGCTTTGGGCTTGGCTTCGGTCCCGCGACCGGGTCGTCGCTACCTTGGCTTGCGCGTTTGTCGTGTCCCTTTTCCTTGGTCGAATGCCGCCGTCTCTTGAACGGCAAGTCTGCATGATTATGGCCGAACTTGCGGTCG